GTCCTTGACTATGGTTTGAAACAGGGTTGCGACGTGCTCAACATTCAGATCGTATGTTTTTGCAAGTGCCTGAACGAGTAAATTTAAAGTATGCGTGTCACCTTTAGCCCAAATATCCGCGCCTGTTGAAATATTCCCTTCCGAATGGAGTGTGCCAACATTGGCCGAACCGGTTACTTCCAATGTAGCGGCTTTAACTTTCATCCGGGCGACTAAAGATTGCAATTCCGTGTCGCCACTTTCGTTGATAAATGTAAGCCCATCACCAACAAACAGCCCTTTCAGGAAAGTGATAGGCTCTCTAGCTATATCCGCTTTTACCTTGCTTAAATAAAGATCATCTATCTTCTTCAAAGCCTCTTTAATCGCTGCATCTATCTCCTTCAAAATGCGGAGCGAAGAAAGCGTATTATCATCGGTTAACTCTGTGGCGGTATCCGATGAAGCAATGATACGCGAACGAATCTCTAACAGCGTTCGGAGCGATGACAGTACGTTGCTATCGGTAAACGACTTTGTATCGGTAGCCTTTACAATGTCAACCGAAGCACCTCCACCGCCTCCGCCGTTAACAGTAATGCCGCCAGCCGTCCGGGTGATAACAGCCCCAGCCGGATAGTTCTTTGACCGGGGTTTCGCAGGAATGGATGTAGTTTTAATCTTTACGTCTTTCATGTCTCTATCATAATACACCGGAACTGCTCCATCTTATAATCGATACTTCCTCCGGCATTAATGAATATCTTATTAACCAGAGATTTGTCCGACAGTCTGGAAATAGGAGTTAAACCAATCGTTTCTTCTATTTCTTGTGTTAGCTTGATACGAGTAGTGCTATATCGATTGATTATACGCTGGATTAAATGCTCCTCCGGACGAATAGCCCTGTCAACCAGTACCGAATACAAATTATCACGAAGATAGTCCTCTCCTATCATCACTTTCGAATAGCATGCCCCATCATTGTTGTAACTGGATATTTTAAACTCGATTTCGTCTAATTCGTTAATGTAGTCTTCGTTAACGACATTTTCATAATAACGGTCTGTATTGTCGGTAGTCTTTTCGGCCTCGGTGCTCTTTCCATATTTAAAGGAAAAGTCTTTTAACAAGAATCCATTTATAAAAATAGCATTATGTATTTTAGATGCGTAAAGAGTAAATTCAAGCTCGCCATATAATAGGGTATCAATAGGGATTATTACGCCTGAAACACCTTTATATGGCATATATATTGTTTTTTGGTTCTCAATGGATACATAATCTAATCGGGCTTTGTTATTCTCTTCGGAGGCGGGAAGTCTAAAAAAATAATTGGGATTTGCAGACCATGCGAATGGGGCCAATCCGTTAGCACTGCCATAATATTTATTACCGATCCGTAATTGGCAAGCAGCCAACGGCATGTACGTGCCCCGGCTATTGTCCCAAGGAATCAAATCCATATCCGCTATCGTCTTATAACTTCCAGATACAGCAAAGGCCCCTGATTCGTACACTGAGGACGCACCTTTAAAATCCATTATCTTTGTTAAGAGTTCCAGCCCGCCTATCATTGATAAGTCACCGAAAGCACCCAAACACCTGGCTTGTATAACATTTGTAAACGAATAGTCTGAAATATCCGGCTTACCGTCCACTATTTTATAATTGCAGTACCTTTCCTGTATTCCTCCTATAAGTTTATGCGCATCATAAGCACGTAACTCTAAATCGTCATTGGTGATAACCGTATCGCCATCATACAAATACATGTTCCAGTTTTTCGGATAAAGAAACTGACGGTAACATTTTCTATCTTTATTCGTATTTAAACGTGACGAAAGAACTTTTGCATCTTCGTAACTCTCTTCCGGAAGTAAATTTCCAACCGGATAATTACTGTCTTTTACTGTTACTTTATTATAACCGCCCAAAATATCGAGCGTATGATTATCGCCGCTAAAGCCAACTTTTTGGACGTTGATAGTAAATCCTCTCACGGTTGCATATGCGGAAAAGTCCAACGCATACTTATAGTAATCGCCTGCATGATCCACATCTACGAAGTAAAGATCACCCCTCCAATCCACACAAGTCCAATTGAGGAATTTGCATATCTCTTCAAGCACCTCTTTTAGTTTCATTGGCTTGTCATCTTCATCAAAGAAATTCTGTTCACTTATCGTCATGTCCTTCAGAACATTTGTCCAAGCCGTATAATTCGATTTATCCTTTGCGTAAACATGTGGAATATATACGTTTGAATAACAGCCTCGAGATTCAGAGACACAACGGGTTAATAATTCCCATAAAGTTACAAACCCTCTTTCTGTCCCGTTTTTGGGTTTATAATCGATATACTCCAAAGCGGACATGGCGCTGACACATTCAAGTTCCAATTCGAATATAGTACTGCTATAATCTTGTGTGTACAACTCCGGCTTGATAAAGCCACACCACGTTACCACGCCATCACGCTTAAATGTTACACGGTATTGCTGATAAGCTGTGGAAAACAAACTTTGCAAATAATCCGAACCTACTATCCGGATATTGGCCGTACTGAACCTGGACGGGACGTATAAGAAATCATCATCATCGATATCTACAGTAAATGGATTTCCAGCCCCCACTAATTCAGTAGGAGCCCCCACATACCCTTCTTTCTCTATTTCTATAATGCAAGATTTATTACGGAGACTTGCAAAAGGAATCGTATAAATCAGTCCGTAGCTCATAATGGTTTCTTTCCTTGTTTTTTTAATGTGTTATTTATGGAGAGCAGAATATCCGGTCCGAGCACCTTGGCTTTCCCAAATTCTATTTGGACCCTATTTGAACTCCCCAAATTACCAGAGTTGATAGCATCAAACAAATTAGATTGCTGGGTCATATTCAAAATCATTTCCCCTTTATTCAGACGCGCCAATCCTTTATCTCCAAAAGATGTGCCCCCTAAATAGATCCCCCCTGAATTAAATCCGGGAGCGCTAATTCTCGCTGCTTCTATCATAGCCATCATTGTCGCTATTTGTCCCGCCGCCAGAGCCGCCCCGACAAAAGGTATTCCCGCATAAGCCGCTGTACTCTTCGATGCCATTTCTGTAACAGCCGCCGCACTTTTCTTCTGACTATTTTCTAATTCCATTTTTGTCGCTACCTCATCTGCGGCTATTTTAACAACTGTTCCTGCAACCGTTCCTGCTGTACTTTTCTCAAGTCCTTGCTGTGCCTCCTTGGCGCCAGCCAACTTTTTAGCCAAAACTGATATATTCTCAATAGTACGAACTATAGACGTAAAAGAATCAATCGTATTTATCATTGCATTCCAAATGGCCATGATTTTCTCCCATCCCGTTGCATCTACATCATTCATCACATCACGAAGGCTCGTAAAGGCCGATACGACACGATCGGAGCTTGTAGCGATATCCTTGATCCCTGAGTAAAGCGATTCATCCAGCTCCTTAGTGAATTTTTTCACGTCTTCTTTTACTTTAGCTAATTTCAAAGCCTCCTCCAAAGTAGGGACATTGGCTATCGCATTTGACAGTTCATCCGAAAGTTCCTTACCTACTTTCTTTGCCTGTTCCTGTAATTCTTTTGCGTATTCCTTTGCTTTATCAAGATTCTCAGAGGCAATATCCACTTTTGATTTTTTATAATCAAAAGTGGTATCGCGTGATTTCATCTTCACGGATGGGATATGTGATATCGCCTGATCCAGCATGTCCTTGATAAAAGCATCAGCCCTCTCACCGATTCCTTTAATGCTTGCGGCAGACTTAGCGGCCTCAACCGATAGCCCCGCAAGATTTTCATTGAAAGCCTTTTGAGAGATAAGTCCTTTTGAAAGCAAGGTTTTATTTTCTTTAACCTTATCATTGTACTCCTTCTGCACCTTCTCCATCTCTGCGGCCGCCTCATCATATAAAGGATGATCAATAACATCCTGAAGCATTTTGAGATATTTGCTATTAAGTATCTCTTTGTCACCTGACGCTTTGGCCTCTATCAACATCTTCCTCCCGAGTTCATCGACAGCTTTATAATATTCCGACTCCGACATCTTCTCGACTTCCCGGCGGGCATCCAATTCCCTTAAGGATTTAGCGTATTTCTCTTCGGCCTTTTGAAGTTCCGTCTTTTTAGAATCAGGTTCAGGAGGTGTAGAATCAGCCGTAGCCACAGAATTAGCAATCTCCTTGCCTAATCGACCTTTAGCGTCTTTTAGTATCTTGGCGTGTTCGATAAATGCATTCAAGTCATCTTTAAGCCCGTTTTCCCAGCCTAAAGCATCTTGGGTATGCACACCGTATTTCTTTTTAAATCTTTCCTCTTTTACTAAATCCCCGCGAGCCATCGCCCAGTCCGGAGCCATACTTCGTATCGTTTTGCCATTATATGATTTACCACCAATCTTTCCTAATTCATTTTCGCTATCAGCCACCTCTTTAGCAGCCAGTTCGGCTCTTGCTGCACTTTCTAATAATGATATACGCTTTTCAATAACTTTGTTAACGTCTTGATTAACACTCAATTCAGTCCCTAAAACCCCATTTATCTGGGCTAAAATTCTTTTCTTATCTGATAATGTGACATTGGTCTTATTGTATTCCTCTTGCAGAGCGCGAATCTTGATTATTTCAGGAGTTTTTGAGGGAACATCATTCATTCGTTTCTGATATTCATCGAATAACCCTTTTATACGCTTTGACTCCCGATAGGCATTATACAATTTAGCGACTACAGCCCCAATGACCGTCAATATAGCCGTAGGAGCCATGGATATCAGGGTTGCCCTAATCGACATGGCGGCCTTAGAGAACGCCATTTTAATGGAGGCAGAAGTTCTCTGTGCTTTCCACGCTATTTCATTGAATTTTTGGCCGGCATCTTTAGCCGCCCGGCGTGCAGCGGATTTAGCAGCCAACTCAGCCCGGGATATCGACAGAAGTATTTTATTCACCAACCGGCTTGTTACCATAACCATGATGGCGGCAACCGTATAGGTAATTACCGATCTTATATTGTCAGCCGCCACCTTTACCGCGTTCGTTAGCCAATCGATCAAGGCTTTATATTTGCTCTGTACTTCCGTTCCATTCACGAATTCAGTGAATGCATTCTTAAGCCGGTTCACGGAAGTTTCCAAATTATCCGTATCTACGTTGGGAATCATCTTGTCAAGAGCCTCAGCAAACTTAGGAAGAACATCTTTACTCATTAATTTGCCCTGCTTTAACAACTTGTCAAGCCCCCCTACCGATACCCCTGCGGCTTTTGCCATGGCTTGCAGAGCGATAGGTAGGCGCTCTCCCATTTGTAAACGAAGCTCCTCTGAACTAACCTTTCCCTTGGACATCATTTGAGATAATGCCAAAAAGACGCCGTTGCTATCTTCCGCACTCATCCCAAATGCGGTTACTGCACGGGACACAGACTCAAATATTTTCCGCTGATCCATCATAGACATGCCCGATATGGAAGCGGCAGCCGTAAACTTAGCGTAATTCCCGGTCAACGCGTTGATCTCAATACCATATTTCTTCGCCATGTCCAGCAAAAAACGCTGGTTATCGGCGAACTGGGCCATGCTACCGGATACATTCTTCAAAGCAGTGGTAACCCGGCTGGTTTCCCTGGCAACATCGATCAGACGGGATACAAAGTTGCTCAACCCCAATCCACCGGCACCCAGTGCCGCCGCAAAAGTTAAGACCTGCATCTGCATCACTCTTAGACCGTTTTTAACGGAATTCGTACCTCTCTTGAAGTTTTCAGTCAGGAGGTTTATCGCAATCGAAAATGATAATCTACCTGCCATACTATTTATTTATTAGTTTCTTACCCTCTTTCATAAACTGTTCGAAGCGGTCTATATCTTCATTTATTGCTCTTTCCGCTTCCCTGGCCGCCTCTACTTCCTCCCATGGGAATGTTATCAGGTCCATAGCCCCGTTTTTCATCTTCTTGGAATCAATATGCGGCAACATGGTAAAGAATGTCCATAACCGGCTGGCTTCCATCTCTTCTTTACGTTTACGTTCATAGGCTTCAATATACATGGGCAAATCACACAACTCCATTTCCTCCAATGCATATGTAGCATCCAGACCGGACATGATAAGCGTTGACACGATATTGCCTATCATCCCCGGAGTGGTATCGGAATTTATCTTATCTGTACCAGCTCGTTTATTTTGAAACTGGGCCAATACAGACATCCTATTTTCCAAAGACAATACCATCTCACGAACCAATTTCCGGTTGGATAGTGTCTTTTTAAAAACATCAAACGTATATACTTCTCCTTTAGCAACTATTGTGGAGGTATATAGCAATGCGTTTACATCCTCTTTATCTGAATAGTCCATTAAAGAAAATGATTTACCCCTGAGTTGTTCCCAGCGGATAACAGCCTTTATTGTCAATCTTGCTTCCATCCAATTTATTAATTAAAAAGGCGGCCATCTACGGACCGCCTTCGATATTCATCATTATTGTATTTCTTATCCTCCCACCCCGACAGGCTCAACCGGGGCAAGGGCGCCAATTCCCTTAAAAGAAGCACTGCATGAAACAATCTGTCCATTATCTGATTTAATGGATAAGGACGTGATAATTACTTTACCCGTATAGTTCTTTTGCTTTGTATCCTTAGTGAAAGTTCCACCGAAATTATCCTTATCGGTAGATGCAGAGCTTCCCAAGAAAAAGTCAAGTACCTCACCTGTTATCTGCTTACTCAAAAGAGTGTCAAAGCTCATTGCACCTTCTTTTCGGGTTAACAATGATTCACTTGACAGGGTAAAGCTCTTTTTCCCAGGAAGCGAACCGGCCCAGTCCCCCATCATTTTATTAGAAATATCAATCTCTTCTGTTGAAACATCCAACCCGCAGCTGGAAGCAAAAGCAATAGGTTCATCACCGATGAAAAGCATAAGCTCCCCCCGATAAATGTCTTTGCTGGAATCTAATTTTGTTGCCATTGTTTTTAAAATTTTAGTTTTACGTTTCATATTAATCAATTGAAAACTGCAAGACTTGGAAATATTTTCCGGATTCATAATCCTCTGTAGAATCTTCCATCCTGATTTTCATTACCGGATCTACAAAATCCCCCTCCAAAGCATCATAGATAAGACTTGCCAATTCCTGGGAGCGGGTGTAATTATCACTCACGGCAGTTACGAATATGGTCGGAACCTGACGGGCAACTCCCATCTTGGTGTACTCCTGCTTGAATCCATCCCGTTGATATATAATAAAATCCCCCTCGGTTCCATTCGGGGCAACCAACGGAAATATTTTATCACCTACCATTGTCTTGATACCCAAAGAATCCTGCAAGATAGTCCGTACCTCTGTTGTTACTTTAAACTTGTTCATTATCCCCTGTCGTTAATACGTTGCACGGCTCTTTCAATCCCCGCATATAGAGCATCCATCGCCTTCTGTTCCTCGGAGACTTTCGCGTCTTCCCAGAATCGGTTGGCGGGCATAAGTCCGCGAGACACCCCCGCCCTTACACTTTTCTTTCCGGTAGTAGTTCTCGCCTTGGTTCCGGCATCAACCAAATGAGAGTGATTCCCTCCCGGCCGATCAAAACCGGCCAAAGCCCCTAATTTGTTCCGTTTAACCCTGGTGGTAAAAGAGTTCATCAAATGCCCAGTCTGCTTCCCATGATGCAATAGACGCGAACGTAGATTGCTACGTCCTCTCACACGAAAAACATTCACAGCAGCCCGAAGCCCACTTTTTATGGCCTTATCCTTCTCAAAGGTCTCTAACCGGTCTACTAGATAAATTATGTTTTCCCTGTCTATGGTCTTTATCTGTATCATGTATTCAGTTTTTCAAGTGTGATCACAAGCGTGTTATCTCTTTGTGGATCAATCATCTTTATCGCATATTCCACTCCCCGATAAACAACCCTCTGGTTTTCTTTAATCACCGGATAATTCCGAACCTGAAATACTATAATACTACCGATAAATTGCTCCATGGCATTCACTCCGCTCTTGTCTGCAACAGCAGACATCTTCCGGCGCGAAGCCTTGCAAGTCAACACCGTTTCATATCTATTGGATACAAAACCGTTCAGGTCCTGGCTTTTCACCTCTTCCCTGAATTCCAGAATCTCACGTAACAGTCCCGCTTTCATTTGGAGTAATCAATGTATGGTTGTAATAAATAGTCCAGCAAACCGACTTTGTCCCGCGCCCGTTCCGCGACAAAGTTGACTTCCCGATCCCGAAACAAACCTCCGGCAACAAGAAGGATAGCTGAGAGAATAGGGTCGGGCAACTTCCCTTCACTATCCTCCAGCGTATCTAGCTCCCGACGTATGTGATTAGCTACAGCCCCCTCAGCGGCGGCAACATATACGCCAATGATACTATCATCATCGGTGTATTCTGCCTCGATGTAAAGGTGCTTCTTCGCCAAATCTAACGATACGTACTTCATGGCTTACTTCATTGAGGCAATGGAGAATGACTCAGGGCGGATCATGCCCATATTCCAATAAGAATTAATCACCAAGCGTACAACTCCCTCCAACATGCGGGAATACGGATCCACTTTGATTTCCAACGCTCCCCACTGACCTATAAAGTAGTCGTTCCAGTTACCAAAAACAATGCCGAATTCATCTTTAGCGGTCTGCAAGCCTTTAGGCAGGTTATTGGTGCGAAGCGCTTTATATCCGTTAAGAGTACCTTCACCCTTATCGCCAAAAATGAAGCCTCCGGCACCAGAAGCATCTTTCACTTTAGTTTTGGCCTTACCTACCAAAGACGGGTGCATAATGTAAGCCAAATTACCAAAGAGCGCATTGTTGATATCCGCATTGGTTTCCAACTCCACAATTTTAGCCCAATCCATGACACCGTTAATGGCCGGCACTGTCTGAAACAGCCCGTCGGGCGTATTATCATTGTGAGCGTGCGTACCAAATGCGGTTTGCTCAACCTTTTGCGCAATAGCAGCAGCCAACGTTTGTCGAATAATTGCCTCAACCGAAGTATTTTCCTGGACAAGCAACTGCTCGGAGATATCAACATAAGCCGTCAGTCTCTTGGGTTTATAGGCGTCACCTTTGCTGAATTGCCCGGCACCGTCTTTGGCTTTAGCGTTTTCACCCTCCCAGAAAACATTGGAACCACTATACTTCGGCCAATAAATATCCCCCTGTAAACCGGTCATAAATCTGGCTCCCGCCTGAGCCAAGACCAAAGAGGATTGAAGCGGCAGCAACAATTCCTGCTGCTCCTGATCAATGACCACTCCCGTAGCCGATTCGGTTGCCGCCGTAAACATTGCCCGCTTCTCCAAGCTCATCGGGATTACCAATGAATTTTGAGATGACCTCGTTACCCCTGCGCTATTATGCAGGCGCGTTGCCGCCTCAATAACGGAAGCATCCGCATCATGCTGTCCCTGTCCGGAAATATAGTTGGCCAATGAACGACGGAGAGAAAAGCGTTCCTGACCGGGTTCTACATGGGGAGTCCCTTTACCTCTGTTCTCGGCCTCCTTGGTTGCAATCTCCATATTAATGTCAGTCATCCGGCACTGGATCTCTCCAAGTTCCGTATTTTCGCCCTCGTTTAACATGCGTTTTTCGGCTCTCGCACCATCAGTTATCGCTTTAGCACGGATAGAAAGCTGGGTTCTTTCGTCTTTTAAATCTGTAATTGATTTTTCTCTTGGCATAATCGTTAAATTAATTATTAAATAATTTTTCTATATTCTCGTAATATTCATCCAACTCTCTGGATTTTCTCTGTTCTTCCTGTTTACGAAAATCTTCTTCGGCCTGCTCCTTGCCTCTCATATAAACCGATGTTTTGCTATATGCGGCATTATATACAGGCGCGACATCATATAAATGACCTATTTTCAATATTGTCCGCTTCCATGTTCCATCACTTTTCTTTTCCCAAGTCTCTTCCTCTACATCAAAGCAAAAAGAACTCTCGGCGATCTCGCCTCTCCGGATATTTTCCATCAGCTCATCTCCGAGCCCAGTCTTTGGAGCCTCAAAACGGTATCTCAATCCCTTGCTATCAATAGATAATGTCAACGAGCCAGTCCCCCGATTGCATCGGGCAAGAATCCCCCGACTTTGGTCATGGTTTAGCAACGCAAATACATCACTTTTCTCAATAACACCATCCAGAGCTCCATGCTCAATCACCTCTTCAAAACTTAAACCGTCCGAAGACACGCCAAAAAGCAAAGCATACCCTTCAACGGTGCGCTTTTCTTCGTCTGACACCACTTGATAGGCAGTATTTCTTATTTCTCTCTTTTCATCCATAATCAATCCTTTTCTTCATTAACCACAGAACTGTCGGACAACTTGGAATTTTTATCTATGACAGGGTCGGCTACCGCACGATCTAATGTTTGTGTATTGACTTGCACAAAGGCTTTATCTCCATTTTCTAATCGGGGCAAATTATTCTCCCGGCGAATTTCATTGGGTGTCATCCCTGCAACATAAAACATATCCTTTGCATATGCGGCCTGCGCCTTTTTGTCTGTACGCAAAATTGCCGATGTATCAAATTCAGCCAATATCCGGCCACGTTCGGATTTAAGAAAAACTTTCCGATTGATCTCCTGCTCAATCTTGGTAATGACAGCCAGCACCGTATCCGTCAGGTATTGAAGCTGCGTAGCCTCAACAGTGGAGTAGCTCGATTTAGACAGGTCAAAAGCCTTAACAGGAGAGACGGAGAAAAAACGGCATAAATCCACCACATTAAACTCCCTGGACTCCAATAGTTGCGAATCCTTGGGACTGATAGTGATCGGCTGGTACTTCATATTCCCTTCAAGCACAGCAATGCCATTGGGTTTCCCCCCTACAGAAGAAGTACGATTTTCCCAAGTTTCATAGATCTGGTCTTTTTGTTTTTTATCCAAGCGGCCCTCAAATGCCAAGATACCCGCCACGTTACCGCCACCCTTAAAGAATCCTGCGGCATGCGCCTCACTGTCAGAGGCGATACCCAGCGTTTGCCGGGCATGGGTCAGCGTAGACACCCCAATGATTCCGTCATAAGAAAAGTTCAATACATGAATCATATCCTTAGGCTGTACCAGATCCTTAAACCCTGTAATCCTGTAACGTTTTCTACGAATGCCTTTCGCATCTACTATCCATTCTATACCTACTTGGGAAGAAGGAACATAGATTAGTTGTAAATCCGTCCCATCCCTTTCGATATAGGCATAACCGTTACCTGTTAAAAGGACTGAGGCCATCAATGTTTTAAAGAAGACGTACCTGGTCATGTCTTCATTAGGCTCTGTATTCAGAACATGGTAAGCCGGATGCCATTTACACTCCTTCTTAAAACCTTCTTCATCCAATTGATAGGTTTTTAATGGCAAGACAGCCACACTGTCAGAAATCAAGTCCACACACCGATAAACAGTAGAAAGCAACATTGGCTTATCACGGCTCAACAACAGCGATCTTCCACCGGAACTCCAAGCAGCTATATTAGATACCTCCTGTTTGGACGCTTTTCTAATCTCAATATTTAGAATTGGTATTTTCATTGTTTTCCTTTTACCATCTAACCAGAAAATTGTCCGACAGTTAATAGAATTCCCCGTACCGCGGAGACATCAGATAAATGCCAAGGGCTTCCAGCTTGGCTATTACTCCGTCTATTTTCTTCTCTTCAAACTGCTTCGACGGTTTGGTATTTCCATTCCGATCCCGTGCCATAATCACATTGCGGAAACAATGCCGGTTAATGACATTGTTGTCAATCACTGCCCGTCCGGATAATAGCAAGCGCTCCATTTCCTTTGTGGGACGGTTAAAGTTTCCCAATGCTTGGGAAAACTCCTCCATCGGCAACCCCTGATCTGTGGCGTTGATAACAAACTGTGTTGCGTTCCATGCATCATAAGCCACTTTTTGAATGAAAACAATCTCCCGGATACGCATCAGGTCATTGAGTATATAATCATAGTCCGTTACATTGCCCGGCGTAATGGTAATCAATCCCTGCCTACGCCAATCGCCATACAAATCCTTAAATCGTTTTTCTTGTAGCGCCGCCTCTGGAAGATAATACAGGGTTTTAAAGTAATATTTGTCCTGAGTCGGAAACATAAAACTCATACAGGTGAGATCACTCGTACTTGATAAGTCAATACCTGCATAGCAATCCATGTCCCGGAATTGCTCGAAATCAAGATTGGCAGAAGCGTTAAGGATGTAGTGATCCGGTATCCAAACAGTTTCCGCATCACACCACATATTGATATTCTTCGTTTTGATTCCAACTTCTTCTGAAGGAGAATTTATTGCCTTTTGAACCTGTTCCCTCAAATATTTAGGCTTTACTGTGACCCCTAAATTAGGATTACTCTTGCCCCACACTTTTTCATTTTTCCAATCATCCCCTTCATCTAAAGCATAAATCAAAGCAAAAAGGGTATCATCTTCTTTCAAGCCCTTCAACACTTCCGTACACATTTCACGAAACTGGTAGCATGGACCCAATTTATCAAAACCGGCGGTAGTGATAATGATACTCATCGGATCATCACGCATACCCTGCCCGGATTGGAGTACATCTTTCAAACCTGAATTTTTAGCCGCATGGTATTCATCAAGTAAAAACATAGACGGATTAGGGCCATCTAATTTGCTGGAATCAGCGGCAAGCACTTTCAAAAACGACAATGTTTTATCGAAGTTTATTTGATCGCGGAAAGACACAAGATACCGATGCTTAGGATCAAGCCCGGATACAAAGTTACGGCACATTGTAAAACTAACCTTTGCCTGATCTTTACTGTTAGCCGCCAAGTAGACTTCCGCAGCCGACTCGCCATCGGCGATAAGATGATATAGACAAAGTGCAGCCGCAAAAGCCGACTTGCCATTTTTACGGGCCATCTCAATGTATACAGATGAAACCAACCTGCACCAAGAGCCATCCTCATCTTTTTTATAGAATCCGTAGATACTTGCTACTGCAAACTCTTGCCAAGGCAGTAACGTAAACGATTTTCCGGCATGACGACCGGTGTAATGCCTCAACAAAGAAATAAATTCAATAGCATAATCCGCCCGATTCTCTCTAAAATCTATATCATCCCGTTCAAAAAGAACATAAAACCGTTCGACGGCCTGCTTAATAAACTCTCCCACTACAATCTTGCCATCTCTAACATCAGCGGCATATTGATAGTATCCTTTCATCGTCTCTCACGGGCCCCTTTCTTTAAAAATTGGTCTAAAGGAGAATCATTTTTATCTTCTGATTTCATAGCCTTAATATTTCCACGGCTTTTAATAGTCAAACCATACTCTGTCATGATTTTCATTACCTGAGCATAGTTTTTAGTGGCAATATTTTGAGCCGGATTAGCTGCTTTTTCGTATTTTATCTCAATAACGGGGCCTTCTTTAAGCAGGATATCAGTTGCCTGCATATACATCTCGTAGCTGGTTGCAAGCATTCTAATAGCTCCGAGATCAATATTCTGAATAGCTTTTCTAGCATTTAGCTCTTTTACCACATCCTTTATAAACTTCTGTGTTTCATCGGATAAATTATCGGGCATTACAAATTTCACCATATTCTGTTTTTTATAATAACCACATGAATGTCCGACAAATAAAACGTTAATGCTTTAACAAATTCAAAATTTGAAAAAATTCCGTGCGTGTGAAGAAGGGTTGGGCGAGGTTTCGGAAGTCGATTTGCTCAAAATTCAACCCCATACCCGTGGAACAATATTAATTCGATTTTAACACATTGTTTCACGAAAACACTGCCGTGGAACATAGCAGACTGCGTTTTAACATATAGTTCCACGAAAAGTGGAACAAAAAAGCCCCACCTTTACAGATGAGGCCACAAACTATTGCTTAGTTATCGTCAAAAAACAAAAGCAGCAGCTTGACTTATCTTCTTACCTATATCGGTCAATGCACCGGCCAAGGTTTTTAACTCAGCATCATTAAACCGAATGGGCTTCCCGTTGACAATACTTCCATTTAAACGTTGGTAAAACCACTGGGGAGACCTCTTAAAATATGTTTTGGCTAATGCTGAAACAGAGATAAACGGCAACACCGATTCCAACTTCTCTCTTAGTAATATTTCATCCGCTTCTTTGTTGGTGTCCTTGATGCATTCTATCAAACCTTCCGCAAACTGATCCATATCTTGATCCGCCAAAGCTTTCATCTCTTTGTCTACTGCCTCAATCTCCGCTTCGGTATTAGCATTGGCAAAGCGTTCCTTTAGTCTTTCTATATCTGTCTTCATAACTTCTTTATTTAGCCTCCCTGTCTTTCAAGGGAGGCGGTTGACAACTTACATTTCCTTTAACTTTTTCGTTAATAACTCGATTTGATAATCAAGCTCTTGTTTATAATGCCCTCTGTCCTGTAGCTCTTTGTAGTAGCGAAGGTAGAACAGCAAATCCTTCTCTAACTTTATCCGTTCTTTACTTACCGGTTTTTCTCCCATATTGCTTTTGTTTTTTGACACTACAAATATAATAACATTATTGTTATTAAGCAAATATTCCAATAACTTTTTTGTTATTATTTTGAGTTATGTATATTCTGATGGCATTGCTTACAAAGGCTCATTAAGTTGTCATAATCGTATGCTAATGATTTACGCTGTAAAGGATCATTCGTAGTCATGAATGATACGATATGATGAACATCCTCAGCCGGTGTAGCCAATCCCTTTTGCCAGCATACCTCACATAGAGGGTTATTCACCATCTTCCATGCTCGAAGCTTGCGCCATCGCTCTGAATTATATATCTTACGACGGGTATCATCATACATATTATTGCTCTTCTGTTCCCTCTTTTTGGGTTTGTAAATAGTCGGCATATGGTATTTCTCTTAATTGTTTAGAATCTTGAATTATCTGAAATGCTATCATTTTGTAACGATAGCAAAAATGTTTTATAATATCCTCTTCCGATTCTAACAGGCTGGCCTCAACATCTTGAATGACATAAAGCACCGTGTCCTGAAAGATGTCCTCACGAGATAGTGAGCCATGAAACGTATCGAATTCGACACAACAAAGCGATCGAAGCTTAAGATAATTCTTTCCGATTGCTTCGGCCACCTTAGGATAATAACTATTTCGCTTGTACCTGTTTCTCATTTAGAATCAGATTACCGGAATCATCCGTTATTTCCCTCAAACTGCGCGCAACCATGCTCCTGATTACAACTGACATATTGACTCCCATTTTCTCAGATACCTCTTTCAATAGCATCCAAGTATGTTCATCAAATCGGACTGACCTTCTTTTGTTTCCCATTCCAATACGACTTATTAATCCTCTAAAACATATCAATAATTATAATTCGCCCGCTTAGGCTGATCAAGCCGGCGGCTATCCGTCAGCCGTGACAACTCTTCCTCCTTCCGGTGTATAGAAACCGTCAGGTTATTACGGATATCCGAAAGACGCAACCACTCTTCCAAGGGAGTGTCTTTAGCTCCCAGCTTTTCATTGATCCGGTCTAACTCTTCACTGCTGCGATTAATTTGACTACGAATACACAGTATCCGATCCTGCCTGGTTTGAAATCCACCCAGACCATTACTATCTATCGTTGTTTCCATTTCTGTATCGAGAATTAATATTTCTTCCCGTGCATTTTCCCACGGTGTTCATTATACTTCATCTTCTGCTCAATGTGCCACTCCAAATCCATATCGTAAAATTCGGCAAGCTCAAACACCTGACGAATAGCATAATTAAGACATTCCTCCGTTGTGTATTTGTAATTCACAATATCTTTGATGATAGCATAGCAGTTCTCGGTAAATGACTTCTTCCTGCTTACAATGTATGCAACAATGAATATACCATTCAAATTAATACCCCGAAGACCGGCCATATCAAGCATACGAATAACCGTAACGGCCAATTCATCCTCAACCGTATCTTTGACCAGCCTTTCAAAAGCATCCACAAAAGCCTCAGACATATGATCGGAATTGGAACTGACAACCGATTCAAATTCCGCTTTGTCAGCCCGCCTGCCTTTCCTGTCAGCTTCTACAGCTTCGGACAACTCTGTTATTACAAGCATGAAACAATGATTGTCACTCAATTCTCTATCATGAAATCCATGATCACAGGCATTTTGATAAGCCCTGTTACGAAGGGTGTTCAAATCTAACATAACGTATATCTTTATAAGTTTAACATTCAATATTCTCCATCCGATGCGCTCTTACTTCATTGTACCAGTTCCCTTTATATTCGCGGGCCTCAACGGTAAAGTTAACTCTGATCTTGTCTCCTACTTTGGGAGGGTTCTCAACAGGACCATCGAAACTGCAAACGGAAAAGCGCATCTTGCTGTGATAACGTTCGCTGGTTTCCATGATGTACTCTCTCTTCTCCCACTCTTTACCATCCCTGGTAACTCCACCGGTGGATGGCAGCTCCACCAAAATTTTGCCTTCTGCTTCACATTTCATATATTCAGTTTTTAAATTATAATTTATCAGCCCTTATAAGTCGGTTCCCGACAACCCTGCGGGCTGTATAGGACAAGTTGCCGAAAAGTGTTAAATTTTAGATTTTAAAAACGTAATCACTTAATTTTCAACATTTTAATTGCGCACCATAAGGTGCTTTTTGTGTTTACATATAAAATACTGATTTTCAATATGTTATATTTTTCTGCAAATGGGCGTAAATATCCCTGTCTGGTAGCCTGATAAAAGTTTGTCCTTAAATTCACGCTCCATGTCACCGATTTCCTCCACGTACTTCTCACGCTCTTCCGGCCAGCTACGGGCAAAATTGCGTATAGTCTCCCATTGCTTTTTAGTCAGCTTACCCGAAAGATAAAGCTTCTTGTAACGCTCCTTGTACCGGGTAACTCCTATCCGGTATATCTCCCTGGCCCTTTCAAGCTGGGACACCTTTACGCCCTTGGCCGCAGACAGTTCTCTGGTAAAGCATATTTCTGACCAGTCCTTATAGAATATACGGCCGATCCTCGACAAGAAGAGGTTGTCCGTTAGCTCCATCAATGAAACAGACTGGTGCTTGTATATCGTTTCGATACGAAGAATGTTAGCCCCGACATTCCGTCCTTTCTCCCCGGCCTCAAAGCTCTTATCATAGACCTTCAGGATCTTCCGGAAATACTTGCTTTTCTCCGTTGTCTGTTGCTTGAACGCCGAATAGTTGGCATCGTTCCAAAGGAGCTTTCCTGAGACTTCATACATCTGTTTTATGTAAGAATCGGCAGGAAGGGACATCTTCATTGTGATACCTATCTCGTAATACGTTACCACGGCATTCTCAATCCGGACACATAGCCTCAACAGCAGCTCTTTGATTGTCCTTACAGCCATTGCGAAAGTTATCGGGCGGCTGTTATCCAGTTTCCCGGTCTTTCCCTTGGAATAGAGCTTGCAAATGGAACACGTACACCGTAACCTGTTACCGCGAATCTCGATGAAACAACCGTCAAAGTTGGCGTAAGCGGTAGACTTGTAATAGACTTCATCACCTTCCGTGCACTCCTCCAAATAATTTCGCAAGACAATCGTCTCAATATCCGCCGTGTCAATCGTTGCCTTTATGGTTATCTTGTCGAACATCTCTTCTTCTCTATAAAATACTCACACATTCTAAGGCCGGTTGATCGCCCACAGTCATGTATCGGGCAATACACCATGAAATTCTCAACCGGGCCGGCGCGTCTGCATTGCCGGCAATCACACTTTACCTTCTGCCTGATTTCCTCTTCTTTTCCCTTATTCTTATTCATCGCCTTGCTTTTTGATAGGTTGATGCTTTCAAAGACTTACACCTTCTGCATTCAGAACTGAAGGTGGAATAGACCTTCTCTCCCCGATTTAAAGTTCTGGGGTAAAAACGGTGAAGATAGTACCACTCGCCACAGATGGAACACCGTTTCATTAAACGACCGTCGGGGGAAGTACGGTAATTGTTTCTTTCCCGTCGATGGACCAACCGGCAATTTATACACTCTTCGTCCGTAAGTTTATACCGCCTGCAATGGGATAAAGACTTCTTTCCGCATTTGGCGAATGCCTTGCAATCAATACGCGGGATGGTTTGGGGGATATTCATTTTTCGATATTGAGAAAGTTATACAAATAGCGATTGCTGAATACGTGATAATATCAATTTATTAGCATCAGCAAAGAACTGCTTCTTAATCTCGAACCCGTAAGCTTTTCGTCCCAATTGGGCGGCAGCCAATAAAGTAGAACCACTACCGGCACACGGATCTATGACTACATCACCCTTGTCGGTGAATATTTCTATCAATCTACGGAGTAGCGGTACTGGCTTTTGCGTTGGGTGCACCTTGGGAGTCTCACCGTCCCGCACCCAGTCGAAGCAATTGAATATCATCCGTCCGTCATTGTTGAACTTAGGGAGTTTGTCTCTATATAAAAGCAAACCATACTCACAGTTACCGACAATCTTCATGTTTGCCTTTAAGACTTGTGCGGAGAAGTCTTTTCTAAACACAAGGTTTATGTAATTATTCAGCCCGTAACGTTTCCCGAGTTCAATGTATCTGAACTGATCTTCAAATTCACAGAAGATAATCATACAGGGAGCCTTACCCTTCTCCTTCGGTTCTTTCATCAACATTTGGCTACAGAAGTGCATAAACTCTGCGGGTCTAAAGTCTTTATCTGTATCAAAGAACTCTTTGCCAGCCAGATCGCTTTCGCCATTCTTGTTATCGCCATCGACATGCCAAGAAGGATTGGAGGCATAAGCGTTGTTTCCAAGATTGTAGGGTACATCTGCAATGATTAATTGTGCTTTGGGAATCCCGTAAACTTTATAATTCTGGAAATGATTATTAAATAATTCGATATCTTTCATTACTCAACCTCCTTTTTAGGTTCCCAATCGGCCGACACCTTGGCCCACTCCCTGAATGACTTGTCGAAGCCATCCAAATCGCCAAACATATCCATCTTGGATTTATCCGTAGTTACAAGCGTGGCGAACTCTCTGAAATAGCGGTCAGCACATTTCACAAAATCATTATGCAGCTTCTTCAGGTTTCCAAGTAACAGACCCTTGGCCAACATGACATCAGATGCTTCCTCTATCAGGCTGTTTGCCTCGCAATTCAACAGATGCGCGGCTGAGAGGAGCATGTTCATTCTGTCTATACTGCCATCTTTTACGGCTGTTTCAATTAATTGTTTTTTTGGTTTCATAATCATATTTTCTTTGTTGATTTCCTGCATCTAAGCAGGGTTGATTTTATGATGATCGCCCTATCTGTCAAGATGGTGGATTCATCCGAACGATGCAGCAATGTGCGCTTCTTAATTCCTATGTCGGTTTCATCCAAATGCTCAAAAATGTCACTGAGAGAACCGAAGTAGTAGTTCTTCTTTTTGAAGATCAAATACACATGTATCACTTTCATATTTTCAAAAGTTCCATATATGTCATATTTGGCGTATCTGCTTCTCTTCTTTCAGACGTTTAACCTCGCCCTGATAATACTTGATCATGGTACTGTACTCAAAGTCGGAGATCTTATTTGTCTGATTCTTCATGGATTCAAGCAACAGAACCGCAGGTTCACCGTATTTCAATATCAGACCACGGCGATACCCCTGCATGTTGCCTTCATCGAAACGATTGCACGATCGGCATTGGGCATTGCAGTTCTTTTCACTGAATCGGGTGGACATGTGCTGCCTGTTTATGTAGTGCCCGCAATCCGCCTGATCCAGAGGCAAAATCCTCCCACAGGAGATGCACTGAAATGTCCCGTCTTTCCTGGCGTCACGTAAACGGATAAAGCGGCTGAACACAGTATCCAACTTGTTCTTCAGATTAGGAGACTTCTTCTTTAAATCAGTCGTTTTCTTTTTCCACATCATGCCTTTGAGTTATTAAGCGGTATTGTTCGTCACTTCGAAAGCGGATGGCGTTTTCGTACCAGACATCATTGGCGGCCTGATACGCCTGTACACCGTTTATACGGTCTTCATCTATCAGTCGGGCAATAATGGCGGAACCTCTATAGGCGGTATCCCAGAACAAAGCTAAATCACCGATCCTGGGAGTCTGCTCTATATGGTCCGTTTCCTGACAGAAGAAATCTGAAAGATTCTCCGGTTCAAATGTGATTATTAACCTATTGTCTACAGCCTCAACAGAGGCATGCCGACATTCGGGGGGAATACTAAAGTTTTGTATCTTCATCTTATTGGTCCAGTTTTATTCTGTTAAGAGTCATACGGAATCCATTTAGATTCCGTATGCCAGCTCTTTTATTTAGCTATCTTCAAAAACTCAGGAGCAATTCCATAAAGCGGCGTTTTCCCATCCCACCGGTCAATGAACTGCTTATAAAGAATCTCTTTCGTTAATCCCCTTGACCGGATAATAGCCTGCTCGGTTTTCAGTTGTTCGAGTTCATTAAGCTTTTTCTGCTCCTCAATCTGCTGGTCTAAAACCGAAATATTAGTGTTTACCTCATTTCGGCTATCAATCTTTTCCTTAACCTTATCTGAAAATTCCAATTGAGCGGAAAAGGTTAACAATTGCAGTCCACGTTTATCAAACTCTTTCTCAACGATTTGCTCCAGACGCTTTTCAAAGACAAGCGATCCGCCATCTGCCATAAGACTGTCGGTTTTGTACTTCCGGCTCTCTTCCTTTATAAGATCGTAGATGCGGGGTTCTAATATGTTATCTTCCAATGACTGCATAAAACCGTCTTTTCCGGTTTCCGTTTCGGCTTTATCAATATGTTTGTTATCAAATACGACATCTATAGCACGACTCTTTATTACCTTGTAAGAGTATGAAGGACGAGCGCTAAATTCAGTATTATCAGCCGCCTTTAATGTTACCGGTGCACTGAACTCTCCCCGCTGGTCAAACAACGGAACCTGGAACAACTCTGTCCCCCCATCCCACGTTGAAACCCTGCCGGAGACCACCTTAAAATCTTCCTTGCCTTGCTTGCCATAGTTTTCCATAAGGACGCCGGCATAGTTAGGGGCAACTCTTTCACATGAAACCAATACAAATAATAAGGTCATAAAGACCAACATTAAACTAATCAACTTTTTCATTTTTGATAATTTTAGTAAGTTTGTAAATAAAGAAAATTATTGTGGCTGTAATTATTGCCACGCCCAGCCATGCGTGGAGATGATTAAACACCCTATTGCCGATAGCGATGCCCACTATCAGGACTGTAAATGGCTTGATATACTTATTCATATCTGTACTGATTTGAATTTAATAGGCGATTGAATCATAGAACTGCCGATTACGCAAATACTCCTTTACCACATCCGATGAAGTGGCACGATCACCGATACGATCATGGATGTACTGGTACTTCTCAAAACTCATACCTGAGAGGATATCATCATTCATCTCTACGTTGCCGGCATAGATGCAACCGGCAACCGTAACTATGCTTATGATGACCGTAAACAGGTGCTTGGAAAGACTATTCATGTTCTTCATCGGTTCGTTTATTTTTAAGAATTGAATCAATATCACTTATTTTATAGCGACGCTTCCCGCCTATCTCAACAGGACATAAGTATCCCTTTTTGTTCCAACTCCATAAAGTACTACGATTAACACAAAGCATCTTTGCGGTTTCATTGACGGTTAAATACTCTTCATCCGACTTCATATTAGAGGCCAAAACCTCTTTGATCGTCTGTTTTATAATATGATCCGCAAACTCTTTCAAATCAGTAGATTTTATTGTTACACTTAAATTTGAATCACTACTCAGTATTTCTTTAATGCTCATTTGTTACCTCCTTTCCTCGCTGATTACCATTCAAAATGTAGTCATAAAGCCTCTGAGCATCTTCTATCCGGAGATACACCTGATCTTTATTGGTCTGCTCTATGCAGTATTTACGAAGTTCTATATCACTAAAAGATGAAGGCGGCGTAATGGTACCATTAGGCGTGGCGCTTTCGGGGCTGAGGCCGGATTTAGATGCGTTCTCTGAATCGGGGCTAAGATCTTTCTTCGATTCACCGATATACTTCACTAACAGATGCTTTAAACTACTATAGGTTCCATATATATCATTCCGACTTTCTTTTGCGGATTCGTCGATTAAGTTCCTTATATTACAACATTGCCAAATGACAGCCACTCCAAGTACCAGCACGAGGGCGGCGATTAATGCTAAAAAAATAATTGCTCCTGTAGTCATTGTTATTTCTCCTTATTGTTTTAATTTAGTTATTACTCAAATTCTATTGTTTCATCTCCCTGGTAATGATCCGCGAAGCATGCCGGACATACTGTTATCATTTTGGTACCGGGATGTCCGGATATGATAGCCCCAACTTCGATACTGATACCTTCGCCCGGTTCTATTTCGGTTCCGCAATCCTCACAATGAACATGATCAGCCGGACATTCGCCCAGAACGGAACAGAGGCGGCAATTACCGATACAATTCAGATTTTCTTCCACTGTCAATCCTCCTTACTTTAATCTCATTACTGCTGTTGTATCAATCCTGCCGGCACTGGACACACTAAATAGATATCCTTTCTTTTTCAGCTTAATAGCTGCATTGCGGATAGAGTACTCTTTGAAATCTTTGATGTTGATTTCAATAACTTCTTTTACGGACATGTTGGCTAATGTTCCGGTCAATGATTTTTTGGTCACGAAATTTGTTGTTTCCATAATTAAGTATTATAATTGTTGATTATTTCAAATTGTAATTCGTGATTAGTAAGACTTGATATTAATCACGATGCAAATATTGAGAATATAATCCTAAAAACAAAGCTTAAATTTGACTATATTCTAATTATTAACTTTTATTAATATCCCTAAATTATGGATGTGAAAGATAGAATTCAACAATATATTGATTATAAAGGAATTGCAACATTTCCTTTCGAAAAAAGCATAGGGTGTTCTAACGGCTATTGGAGAAAAACAAAAAGTATATCTGCAAATATCTTAACCGAAATAGCGAGAACATACTCCGATTTATCAATAGAATGGGCCGTTACAGGCGAAGGAAGAATGCTCAGACCTACAATAAATGAAACCAAAATATCACCCACCAACGTCGATGGTGAATTAACAAATACAGAAATGGAAAAAGAAATCAAGAGATTAAGAGCATCGATAGACGCTCTCATCGAAAAGAATGAAAGGTTAGAGGCTGAATTAGCCAAGTATAAAGAAAAAGAAAGTCTGAATAAAGGACTTGCAAGCTAACACTCATACCTAATATTGATAACAAAATTATAAAAAAGAACCAAACCTAACCCCTATGGGTGGGAGGGTGGATATTGATTAATACTAAAATACTTAAATATGAAAAAAATCTTAAGCATAATTACTTTCACATTATCAATAGAGTTTACAATATTTTTTATTACCAGTTGTGCAAATAATAAAGATAAGAATGAAATAAATAACCTAACTCTAAAAATCGAAACCTTAAAATCAGAGAATAAAGAATTAAAAGAGACAATTAATTTACTAAAATATCCCGCACAAGATAGGCTTAAACAAATAAAAAAACTAATTACACATAATGATTTAATTAAAGCACAGGAAGAAATAAACCAACTTCGAACCTTATTTCCCAAATCTCCTGAAGTACAAGAATGTAAAATACAAGAAGAAAAAATAGCAAAAATAAAAGCAAAAATAAAAGCAGAAGAAGAAGAAAGAATAAAAGCGCTTGGTTTTAAAGCACTAAAAGAACATTCCACAGTAGAAGTTTTCTACAACAAAATTTCCATTGGGCAATTTTCCATTACCAAAACATTTACATTTGATGCCTATGACGATAGATATTTTTATAGAACAGCCGATAGAGGAAACAAGTATATTTCATCACGTATTACAATAACATCTACCGATAAAAATCCTAAACTGCCTGTATTTTATGCATACCGCATAAATGGAAATAAGCTAACATGTGAAGGTCGTTTCAAATTAGAATTCGCAAGATGGGAAGATTACGCCACTTATCTAGGGAATTACACGGACAACAGTAATGATTTTTCAAAAACCTCAACAATTCCATTTAAAATCGCCATTGAAGTAAGTGATGAAGTTGCATCTTCTCCATTAGTAATTATATGTCGTAAACAAAACTGCATGGTACGCAATTATGATCGATTTGCAAATCCACCAGTATATTACTCCATTGGAGATGGATGTACATATAATCCCACTTTAACACTAGATGACTTGAAAAAAGGATATGCTGTCGTGAAAATACTCAATAAGAATAAATTATAAATCCACAAAACAACTCAATATGAAAAAGTTATTTTTATTACTACCCTTTTTAGCATTGGGGGCTTGCTCTCCGAAATACTCTGAACATATTTATGTTGCTGACTATAGTAAATATGTACAATCCGGATTCCGTATTTACCCAATAGGAACTGACATAAAGGAAAAAAGCTATGTACCTGTAGCGGATTTACAACTTGTTTTTTATGCTGGAAGAAAATCAAAGGAGGCAATAGAATCCGGACTTACTCCTGCTAAACTATATGATGGAAGTTCTATATATGTTCCTACCGAAGAATACATGACAGGAAAAGCCGTACAAGAAGCCCTGAAACACAATGCCAACGGAATAGTTAATTATCAAGTAGTCACAGTGCGTTCGGCTAAAGGGGGTATCATCAGATACGAAGCACAAGGAACAGCCGTAAGAATTGAATAAATAAACTAATTTCATAATTATAATATTCTATTGTCATGGGGATAATTACAAATATTATCATTAACCTAACTACACTACAAATGAAAATGCACAAGAGCCCTTAAAAAATATTTTTAACCCGCGGTAATGTAATATGGCTCAATTACAATCCCGCATAAACAATCAAAAACTATGAATAAAAATCTGAAGAACAAACTGTATGTGATAATCTTCACATCACTACTATTCTACTCCTGTGGAGAAAATAATGTAATTGCTTCTTTTGATCACTCAACTAAAGCGGAGAGTTTTAAAGACATTTCTTATAAAATCCCCGTCTCGGATGCTGTCTTCACAGTCCTCGATGTGATTAACTCTACAAAAGGAAGTACCCGGAATGCTTCTTCGGCGGAAATCGAAAACATCGAGGTTGTAAAAACGACACCAGCAATAACCCGTTCATTGAAAGCAAATTCATTAAGCAGCGATACATTGCTATACATTATCAATTTTAAAGATGGAGGCTTTGGAGTAGCAGCGGCAGATAGCAGAACCGCACCTATTTATGCATACTCAGATAAAGGACACTTTAACTTAAAAGACACATGCCAGGTTCTTGCTTTAAAGATGTTCATAAAAAGTGCTATACACACTATTTTATATGATATCAATAATCAAGGAAATAATCCGAGATTCGCTGAAACCCCCGAAACCAGAAATGAATTACTAGAACAAGTAGGTCCTTTCATGGATATAGAGTGGTCACAAAACAACCCTTATAATAAAGAATGTGTCATTGGCACAGAATATGCCAAAGCCGGATGTGTAGCCATTGCAACAGCACAGATATGTGCATATAATAAATATCCAAACACATTCGAAGGATATAATTATGATTGGAATACCATTTATAAAATCAAAAGTAGTTCAGACCAATACAAGTACCCCGATGCAACGAATCAATTAGCGCATTTTATTAGAAGAGTGGGATTAAATGTAGGTATGAAATATGGAGTGAAAGAAAGCGGTGCTAAAAGTGAAAAAATCCCAGGTCTATTAAGAAAAATGGGCTATACATGTAGTGATTTAATTAGCTATAGCGACAAAGGACTAGTCGAGTCTTTAAAAGCCGGGCACCCAGTATATCAATGTGGATTTGATAAAGAAAGCGACTATTTCATCTTTCAAACACATTCAGATGGCCATGCATGGGTAGTGGATGGCTATCGATATGAAATGTTAAACATTAGAATATGCAGACCAAGAAGAGGCGAGATGGACTGTGACTCTGAAAAGAGACGTTTTCTATTTGTACGCAACAACTATGGATGGGGAGGGTTATATAATGGATGGTACCAGCCATTTGTTACAATGCCTGATACTAACGGAAAGAGAATCCCAACTTTCGCATTTAAACCTAGAATGATAACCAATATACACCGATGAAAAAAATATATATATTATTATTGTCACTTTTGACCCTTTGTTCATGCGAAGAGCAAAAAATAACAGGAGCTTTATTTTCAAAAAGCTTCCTACAAGGATTTATTGATATTAAAGAAATTGTATCCGGAAACATAAGCAACAACGATGAATTGTATTTTATGTTTCAAGGTGAAAATATTGCCAGGGGAAACCCGCTGTATGATGAACTTTGCACTAAATATGGTGATGTCAGCTATAATCGCTATATGGTTCCTTTCTCTAATCCGTGCCTAGTTGATACTATTACTTCACTTGATTTAATATGCAATACCGATTTTGACAATAACCATAAAAAGGGAAGTTCACTAAATGATATTGCAATACTGTATTATTCCTCACCATTGGAATTTATAAAAAGCGGGTATAAAGAATATCCTAAAACAGAAGACACAACACCCGCCCCGTATAGACCCTCTAAGGAATACTATCCTTATTCTAAGTCATTTTCAGATTTAAAAGGTGAAGAACTGATTCTTTTATATCAGATGGGTTATATTAAATTTCTGGTACACCCATTACAAAGTAGACAAAGTATCACTTTTAGGGTGCAGACAAAATCAGGAAAAACAATCTCAACTGATTTTGAACTTAACTTTACCCCAACAAAGAAATAA